TTTATCGGTTCATAAATCTACACTATGACGATAAAAAAAGTTAGCGACTATTTACAACAACTAACCTTTTTTACCGACATAAACACATAAAGTTAATCCCTTTGCGAGGATTATTATAATTACTGAACCACGAACACTACTTCTATAAGGAACGAGAATTATTAATGAATAAGTTAGCCATAAAATCAGAAAGTGTCAACAAAGAATTAACTAACAATAAGAAATATTATGTTAGTTATGATAAATTGATAAATCGTATTAAATGTTCACAAAGTCCTGCTACCTTTTTTAACCATCATGCAAACTATATTAACTATTTACAGTTCAGATCTGGCAAAGATTTAGGTTTTTCACGTGAACAAAATAAATGTTTAGCTGAAATTTTCTCATATGGATTTGACCAATATTTTGCATTAAATTTTCTACAATTGAAACAAAGATATGCTGGATATATTCCAAAAAAGAAAGAATCAAAACCTGAATATGATGAGAAGCATTTCCATCCTGAATTTAAACAGATAGCTAAGCGTCATGGAATGCCTTTAAAGATGGCTAAGATTGTTCATGAGATATGTTTACGTTTGCATAAGGGCAAAGATATCTATCAACGTGAGACTGCTGGTAGATCTAAAGCGTGCAGACAATATACTAATGAGTGTGTTCAGAAGCTTATTGATAAGGGATTATTACGAATAGTCTGGAGTAAAAGAGGGCATATAAATAAATATGAAATTTCTGATGAATTAAGGAAATTCTTTAGAGAGTGTTTTGATAAACATCAATACACTAAGAAACGAAACGCAGTAAAAAAGATATCATTAGAAGCTTTATTTCAAAAAGACGACACCACTATTAATACTAAGAAGTATATTAGAAAAGATTCTGATTTTAATCGTGAAATTGAGAATAAAATCTTATATTGGTGTCCAAAATATCGTCCAATCATCTTTGAGGAACGACGAAAGAGAAAAGATTTTAAGGATTTATTACCAAACTACCTGTTTTGTTCTCCAGGTGCGGAGAAACCACGAGACAGTCGTATCGATTTTTATAGAAATAATTATTGATTTAGTTGAAATATTGGTTATTAAGAACTCCTCAACAACTAAATAAGAGATTCTTTATGACTAAAAAAGCGGAACATACTACTGCTAATACGAAAGCTTATCAATTGATATTAAAAAACGGATTGCTGGTGGCGATGTTAAATGAAAAAGGAACGTTAATAGCTCCAAAACAAGCGATAAGAAAATAGATATTGGCGGTCACTTCATAAGGGAAATTTCACGTAGGTCATACAAAAAATGATAATTACAAAGTGACCATATGGGGGTTTTTTACACCCCCTGCAAGAATCTTGGAAGAAAAATTGCTGAAATAATTATAGATAATCTGCTTCCCGCTGTCAACAGTCGTATACATATGCGTAAATATTTTTATTAAGTATTTTATTATTTTGCAATCATCATTAACATAATTATATAACCCTTAATGATGAGAGGCTTTATGATGTTTGCAGAACAAGAAAGAAGAAATGGCTATGCTATATTATTAAATTTAGTCGATACAAGTATTAAAATAGGATTAATGATACCTATAGCTTTATTCACATACAGGAATTTCCAGGAAAACCATAATTACAAGCAGGCTGGAAAGATTCTGGGTATATGGTTTCTTATCTCTGGGATAACAAATCTGGTTATAAACAAGCTAGAATATAAGATAAATAATTTCATAGCTGAAAGTCCAAAAATAATAAATTGGCTTGCTCATGTGCCTTTATTTGGTAATAGTATGCAAAAATTCTATAGAGAAAGAAAAGAAATCATAGATTATTATAAAAAACCAAAGTATCAGGTAGTGGATTTAACTGATGACAGCAAAAGTCCTTATGAGATGAAAACGGGTTTAAAAGTAGTCTCATACAAGACTGCAAAAAAGGAAGAAGCAACAAAACCAAAGGAGATTATTAAAGTGAAAATGACGCAAGAAGAATACGATGCAAAAGTCAGGGAGATAGAAAATAAATGGATTAAAGACCGAATAGATTATTTAAAAAAAGACAGGTCAGATCTCTTAAAAGATTTTAAAGAAACAGTAGAAATTACTGCCTCACCAATAGATAATCAGGCACCTCAGGCAGAAATCATTATCCCTGAATACGAAATACAACAGTTAGAATCAAATATAACTAAGATAAAACAAGTAGTTGAAGAATTGCCAGAAAAGCAAAAAGAAATAATAAAACAAGATGTTAACATACTTGAGGAAACTACTAAAAAAATGGGCATGCATCCAACATTAACGGAAGCTGATTTGTTTCCAGAAAAAACCCCTCATGATGAACAGAAAGATAGCGCAAGAGATCGGGAAGATGCGAAAAAAGAAAAGAAACATAAATCTAAAGGCTGGATATTCGGTAAATAATCAAATAGAGATGGTTTAAAAAGGTTCAACAAAGTAAACCATCTCTACCCGAAATATAACAGAGATAAAAAAACAAATTGCTCGGATAAGAAACAATCGTTAATTAAGTATGATGACTGTAAAATCACCTGTCAATTACTAAAATCTATCTCGTTTATATAATCTAAAAATAATTATCCATAATTGGAACATTATTATATATAAAATCGCTGGTGTAAGACCATCAGTTTCTTTGACATCTTCAAATACATATCCACCAAAAAATACCACTGCTATTACTATTACAATTCCTATTATATCTTTTATTTAATCACCTTTATGTGTATTTTTTTCAATAAACTTCTGAATATCATCTAGTTTATATTTAATGCTATTGCCAACTTTTACCCACGGTAAAATAAATCTCCTGCGATGTCGCCACACAGCAAGCGTTTGAGGTTGAATATTTAGCAACAATGCAGTTTCTTTTACTGTTAATAGCGTTGGGATATTATTCACCTTTATACTCCTTAAAAGATTTAATATTAACATTGTGGTTTAATTCCATTATATTTAATAATGTTTTCTTTCTAACAAAACTATTGTTTAACAAGAATCTATAAGAAAATGAAAGCAATGTATTATGGGCGGAAATATATCCACTGATAGCTTCTGCAATAGCTTCTGGAGTAGTTTCGTCTGAGAAAAAATGCAAACACATCATATTATTAATTTGTATTATTAAATCTCCCAATTTACTGTCTCTGTCTGTAAAATTATCATTCATGATTAATCCTTATCTCTTTGCTAATATTATTATTGCTATTATTACTAACATCATTCCAATAAATCCACCAAAGAAAAAGCCTATTGATGCCAATGCTACAATCGATACTATATCCCAAAAAATATCCTCCATAATTAATCCTTATCTCCTATGAAAGTTACCAAATCAAAATCATCTAATTTATCAAAAGTAGTTTCTGCGTCATTTTCCTGGAATTTATCTCCATCAATTTTATATTTGGAAAATAACCAAACTTCTTCTGATTTAATTTTCTCATCAAATACTGTAAATTGTAATTCCATTTCAAACGCTGTAAATGTGATATCAACACGTTGTTCTGATCTGAAATAATAAACTTCCACTTTATAATCCTCATTATCAAAATAATCATGAAGCTTATTTCTAACTAATCCAACGATTCTGTTTATTCTTTCTAAATCTTTAATTGTAAGCATTTGTATTACCTTTATGTGTTTATGATGATTGTTATAGACCAGTATTACACTAATGTCAATATCTATTTATAAATAATAAATATTATTTCAACCATTAAATTAATTCTTTACAACTAAAAAGAAATATATTATCAACAGATCACCTATTGCAGGTAGAAAAACAATTAATATATAGGATAATATATGCAAAAAGAGAATAATTATTATAATGTACTCAATGATTTAGCTGATTTAGTACAAGATCATATCATGCAATTACGTCAAGCGTTCAATCAGCCAATATCGCCAATAACATCAAGTGCGATAGATGAGGCTTATACTCAGTACATGTCTTATGCAAACCAGGAAAGAGAAGAACAATTTGAATCATCAAATGATAGTGATGAAGCTTATAGCTTTTATGAAGCATATAATCATAGAGATAATGCACAAAATAAAAAATCTAAAGAAAAACAGATTGAATTAGCATAATTACTTGCAAGTTAGGCTATTGATGGTTTAATTGTTGATAGCTTAACTTCAATCAGAGAATACAAATGGGTATAGTAGAAATAGATACAAATCAAATAGTCACTGAACTTGCATTTGATTTTATAAACGTAACCAATGAAGATAAAACAACAAAAGTAATTAAGATGGATTTCTTTAATAAAAATAATGGATTAATAGCGATATTTCTTTTAAATGATGAAGAAATAAAACAATTTATGGATGCATTAACAAATGCTCGTAAAAGATTATCAGATGCGGAAGCAATTGATGTGGAAGTTAACTAATGCATTTTGATACATTCCTGGAATACATATCATGTCCATTTGCTGTTATATTCATAGCATCATCATATCTTAGTGTGCGTGGTTATATAATGGGATATTTACTCAGGTTAATGTCTATAATATTCTTCTTATTTTATTGTTTGAATTTTGACCATTATGCGTTAGTATTTTTAAGTATATATTGCGCTATTAAGAACATAGATAAAATATATCAGAACGCTAATTTTAGAAAGCCATATGCAGTTACCAAAGATTTTACTGTCGAAAACCATCACTAGTCTTGAAGAATCGGTAGAGTATTTGATTAGATTAGACGATGAGTTTGGTGATATATTGGAAATAAAAGATACATTAAGTGATATAATACTATCAATAGACCATATAATAGAAGAATTGGAAGAATTAAATAAATGAACCTGAATATATTATCACAATTGTTTACTAAAATATCTGAAGTTCGAGACGCTTTTGGGAACGCAAACCAGACGTTAGATCATAAAGTAGAACGAGAAATTAGTATGATGATATCAGATGTTGATTATAAGCTTATTAAACTTAGAGAAAAGTTAACTAAGTTACAACAGAGACTGAAAAATGATTGATACTGAAATTGAGTTAGAGTTAGAGTTATTTACTAAGTTATTAATGAGTAATATTGAAGCTAATAGATTATATATCCATTTATTATTGCCATTTATTCCTAAAACATCGGAATTATATCAGCAATTAATTACTGTAATGGCATTATCAAAAGATTTAGTTGAAAATCTTCAAGAATTTAAAATAGCTATCACTGAAAAAGATGATGAAAATTATTTGTTCGCTAAAGAGAAAAATGATGCTTCACAAAAGCAATAGCCTTTTCGACCTCATAAGTGCATAAATATGGAATATCTAACATATCACAATCATCCCGAAACTTCATTTGCTCACGACTAAGTTTGCATGATTTATCACGCTTAAATTCAATGTAAGCGCACTTATTTTTGCTAGTTAAAACGTAATCAGCAACACCACTACGCATGCCAATAGCTTTAAGTCGCAGAAAATATCCAACAAATCCTTTCTTCTTATCAACGATTCTTTCATTCGCATTATGATAAATAATAAATGGTTTTAACTGCCGATGATTTAGTAGAAACATTACCTCGGAAAAGAACTGCTTGCAATGGTCATGCTCAGTTGGTTTAAAAATATCCATTAATAATAAAGCCTTAAAATGTTGATTACATCTAAATTGTAGTTTATATTTTAATATATTAAACATAATATTAAGGCTTATGAACAACATTATTTGGAAATCAACACTTATTAAAATAAAAGATCTAAATGATAACCCGAAAAATCCACGTGTTATTACTGCTGAGAGTTTTAAGAAGCTTGTCAGTAGTCTCAAACAAGATGGATATCATCAGCGGTTAATCGTAGATCATACAAATACCATTATATCTGGTCATCAGCGTAAGCGTGCTTTGAAGCAGGCGGGTTTTAAAGATAGTGATGAGATAGAGGTGTTATATCCAAACAGACCATTAACAAAAGAAGAAATAGACAGAGTAGGGATAAGAAGCAATGTACACGCTGGCGAATTTGATTTTGACATGCTGGCTAATAATTTTAGCTACGATGACCTCTATGATTGGGGTGTTGAAGTACCTAAAATCGATATGGCATTTTCTGAATCAGAAGAGCAACCAAAAGAGCGTTGTGAACACTGTAACCAAACGATAAAAACCAGGAGAAAATCTGCATGACCTCCGAGCATAGAACAGACATTTTAAAAGGAAAATTCCCCGAAGTCTTTCATAAACACATGGGAAATGTAACATCTACATGTAAAGAATTAAATCTATCAAGAGATACTTATTATACATGGAGAGAAAGAGACCCAGAATTTGCCCGTAAATGTGATCAGGCAGTAGAAATAGCGGGTGATTTTGCGGAAAGTAAGCTTTTTAAATGCATAAATAATGAAAACGTAACTGCAATACTCTTTTATCTTAAATCAAAGCATAGAGATCGTGGCTATGCAGATCGTATGGAAACTGAAACCAAAGAGAAAGTAGAAGTTAAACTATCTGAAAATGATAGAGATATAATTAACGATTACTTAAGTAAAGCTACTATTACCAAAAAAGGTAAGAAAAATAATGCAAGCAGTTAAAAGGGATGTAGATTTCATAGATGCTTTATCACGTGAGGACTTATCAGTCTTTACGCGTAAGACATTCGAAATACTTAGCCCTGCTGATAAATATTTACATAATTGGCATATCGATTTAATTGCAAGACATCTAGAAGCTTGCGTAAATGGCGATATTAAGCGTTTGATAATAAATATCCCTCCTAGGCATTTAAAATCAATCTCCGTAGCTGTAGCTTTGCCTGCGTGGCTTCTAGGGCATAATCCAAGTGAACAAATCATTTGCGCAAGTTACTCACAAGATCTCGCATTAAAGCATTCTTTGGATTGTCGTGCTGTTATTCAATCAAATTGGTATCAACGTCTATTTCCTCATGTGCAACTTAGAGAAGATCAAAATACCAAATCAAAGTTCATGACAACTGAACGTGGTTATCGATTTGCTACTTCCGTGGGCGGTACATTAACTGGAGAAGGTGGAAATTTTCTAATAGTTGATGACCCTATATCAGCATTACAAGCTCATTCAGAGCTTAATAGAGAAACTGCCTTAAGGTGGTTCGACCAAGCCTTTATGACCCGTCTTAATGACAAAAAGAAAGGCTGTGTTATCGTCATTATGCAAAGACTTCATGAAAATGACCTGACGGGTCACTTACTTCGTAAAGGCGGATGGGAGCATTTATGTTTGCCACTCGTTGCTACACAAGATGAACACTTCGAGATTGGTGGACAAACCTTTGACCGCAAAGAAGGTGAACTATTGCATCCAGAGCGTATGGGTGAAACAGAAGTAGAAAATGAAAAGATAGCTATTGGTTCATATGCATTCGCTGGGCAATACCAACAAACTCCAAATCCAGAAGGTGGTGGAGAGTTTAGAAAGGAGTGGCTACAGTTTTATGATAAAATAGATCATTCTGCTATGAATAAGTATATCTTCATTGACCCAGCTAACTCAAAAGGCAAGAAATCTGATTATACAGCAATCATTGTGCTTGGTGCTAATCATGATGGCAATCTTTACGTTATCGATATGTATAGAGATAAACTTAACGTTCGTGAACGTGAAGAGCTTATCTTTGAACTACATAGAAAATACGAGCCAAAATGCGTTTATATAGAAAAATATGGTATGCAGGTTGATTTCGACTGGATAGTAAAAGCACAAAATGATCTCAACTATCGTTTTAAGGTAGAAGAACTTACCACACCAATGAAGAAGGAAGACCGCATTAAACGGTTAGCTCATTATTTCAACGACAACAAAATATATCTGCCACAACAATTATATCGTGCTGACCATGAGCATAAACTCAAAGACCTTGTAGATGCCTTTATACATCAGGAGTATTTGACCTTTCCAGTTGGCTTGCACGATGACCTATTAGATGCGTTAAGCAGACTATGCGACATAAAAATTATTTATCCCAATCAGGGGAGGAGTGTGAATTACAATGAGCTTTACAGATTCATGGATAACAGAAACGCTAAGACGGCGTATGGCGGAAAACCTTCAACTTACTAACGAATGGCGTATGAATGAGGTAATGGAAAATTATATGTTCTATGCTAATCTGCAGTTTACAGTTGAGGAAGCCAGACGTTTTCAAGCTGATGGTATCGACCCGCAAATGATAAATCGTGTTGCTCCTGTAATACGCTCCATTGCTGGCTTTGAAGTGCAAAATCGCTTTCAGGTTAAATATGTTCCTCGCTTATTAGATGAACAGCAAGAAGGTTATACTGATATATTAAATGATACTGTTAAATACATGGAGCAAACAGCTCAATCAGATATAGAAATCAGCTATGCATTTGAAGATATGTTAATTTGTGGTATAGGTGCTACAGATAGTTATTTAACCTATGATAACAATCCTGATGGTGAAATCGTTATTGAGCGTGTATTTCCTGGATTTGTATTCTATGACATTACAGCTCGTGCAAAGAATCTAACAGATGCATCTTATGTAATTCGTATTAAGATAGTGCCTAAAGATACATTTAAAGAAGATTATGGCTTAGAGTATGGTAAGGATGTCTTCCCTAGTGATTTAGACCCTAACGTTATTCAATATTTCAATAACACGCTGATGTCAAAAGATCTCGCTACTATATATGAATACCAGTGGAGAGAGAAGGAACGCTTTTATCGCGTCAAGAATCCATTTTTTGATATTAACTGGGAAGAAATTGACCAGCCGACTAAAGACTTCTTTATGGGTATGGTAGATGAACTAACTGGCAATTTTGACTACGACCCAATGAATGACCCAGTATTCTCAGTTAAATCCCGCAATAAAGTATCTCAGTTTAAAAAGATATTCAAAGAACTGGGTTATGATGTAACATCTACTGAGCAAACTCGCTTTAAGTATTATCGTGCGCTTGTTACTGGTGACAGAGTACTACATAAAGAAGAAAACTTTAGTCAAACTGGTTTTTCTATTAAGTTCATGACTGCTGAATATTCTGAATTAAAACAATACTATTATGGGTTAGTGTCTGCGGCGAAAATACCTCAACGTATGCTTAATGAAACTGTTACGCATTTCATGGGTTATCTTGCAACCATTCCAAAAGGTGGCGTAGAAATAGAAGTAGATGCAGTAAATAACCTAACGGACTTTGTACAGAATTATGCAAAAGCTCGTTATGTTACTGTATATGAATCTGGCGCATTAATGGAAGGCAAAGTACGTCCGAAAATTGCACCTCCTATGCCTCAGGGTATTATGGAGATGATTCAATATACTGATAATCAAATCATGCAACTATGCGGAGTAACACCTGAGTTTATGGGGGCGATGACCACAAAAGAAATGACTGCTACATTACAACGTCAAATGATTAGACAGATAATGACACAACTTGCGCCTTATTTTGATGCTAAACGTACATTCTTGCAACATCAAGGTAAGCTATACGTGGATTGCGTAAGATTACTTGCAGATAATGCTGAAGGTCGTTTAATTAGAAACGTAACTGGGTCAAAACTCGGTAAGTTTTTCCCATTACTACAAAGCCAAATAGCGGCTGATTACGATATTGTCATTGATGAAGTGCCACAAACACTCAATGAACGCCAAGAAGAGTTTGAAAGGTTATTAGAATTACAAGCAGGACTTATGCAACAAGGTATTAACATTATGCCTATTATTATTGAAAAAGCTCCTCTTGATAATGAGGATAAAGAAAAAATACGTACGTTAATGCAACCTCCGCCTCCTCAAGAGCCAGACCCACTTAATCAAGAATTGCTTATCACAGAGATTAAAAGGCGACAAGCAGAAGCTAATTTAAAAGAACAAGACGCAATTAAACGTTCTATAGAAGTACAGAATTTAAAAGAAGCTCAAATGCTGGATAATGAAAAAACATTCGTTGATATTGATTATACAAAAGCCCGCACTATGCGCGCATTATTGCATTAGGAGACGTACATATGACTATTGATTATAACGCAAGCCCAGAAGAATTTGAAAGAATACTGAACAATCAGGGACAAGAAGAGCCAATTGTTGAAGAAACGCCAGTTGAAGCAATAGAAGAACAACCAGAAGAAATACAGGCAGAAGCAGTGGAAGAAGAGTCTGTTGAAGAGCCAGCGCCTGAAGTTGAAAGCTATAAGGTGCCTAAAGAAAGATTAGATGCGGAATCAGCTAAACGTTATGCTGCAGAAGAGCAAATTAAACAACAGCATATATTGATTGAAAAGCTCATGGCGGAAATAAATCAACCAAAGCCACAACAGCAACAGCAACAGCAAGAGCCTGAGCTCAATGTGTTGGATGAAGATGCTCATCGTTATTATATCAATGAGATAAAACAATTAAACCAAAAGATGGAGCAAACTATCGCTCAACAAAAACAACAAGCTGAGCAAGCTCAGTTAGAAAATGCTATTAAACATTCTACAAATGAATTTAAAGCAAAAGCTCCTGATTATCAAAACGTATTAGAAAAGTATATCGCATTTAAAACAGAAGAAGCTCAGGCAACATTCGGAGAAAATGACCATGCAATTGATTTCGTTGATAAACAACTTGAACAACTATCTAAAAATGCTTTGGCTCAGGGTAAAAACCCAGCTGAAATCTTATATAACCTTGCTAAGAAAACCGTAGCTCCAACAGCCATGAAAGCTACCAGCAAAGTCACGCCTAATTTGTCTGCATTGAATACTAATATGGGTAAGTCCAGAACTGCTGGCAGTAATAACTCTGCAAGTACATTAGCCGCACCTAAGATTGATTATACTGCAAGTGCTCAGGATTTTGAAAAACAGGTTGCACATTTAAGGTCTAGAGAGATATAATAATCTTAACATCATTAGTGATGTGGCTTCCTCGAGCTAGTTGGTTCTCCCTCCTAGCTCAGGAAACGGCAATGTAAGATTATTTTCATCTCTTCTCACCTTCCATTCATATATCCATTCACTTGATGGTCTACGATTCTGGCTTTGCATTTGTCTGGTTACAAATCTGCAATTATCTGGAGAATATCCCTTATAATTGTTTATCCTATCTAATGTAAGCTCTGGGGAATAACCATTACGCTTTGCCCATATCTTAAAGTTCAAATAGTTATCCCATTCATCGCACCATGTTATATTACGGTCATAATACACACGTCTTGTTTTAGGATGTTGGCTCATACATCTTTGTCTAAATGCTGACCATCTTTGCCATAAGTTTGTTTTACTATCACCATGTATACGCATAATTAACTATTTCTTAAGTTACTTCATGGGAATAGCATAAAATCTAGGATTAGTCAACTTAGTATCAATGTATATTATATTGGAGCTAAAAATTAGTACCCTGGGTTTTTCCTATCTTCCCATTTACCTATTTACCTATTTACCTATTTACCTATTTTGGCACAGACGAACAAAAACAAATCGTGACGAATTCGTCTAGGCGATTCGCCTCTGTAATCTACTTACCCGATTAACTACATTGACATCAAATTAATTCTCATTTAAAATTAAATTAATGCATTAATGATCTTCTTCCCGACGACATAGGGAAATATTCCGTGAGTTTGAAGAGCTGAAGCAGGAAACGCCCGAAGACTACGACAAGGTCTTTTCTCTCGTGCATAAGGCGCAATAAGTATTTTTATTTATACAGGGACGGCGATACAGTCCTCTAAATTGCGCGATCTATAAATATAAAATTCTTTAATAATTTTTCATTAATTTAATTTTATTAGAGGTTTTGTATGTCAAATACAACTTTTAGTACAAATTCCCCATCCACGGTTAAACTGTGGAGTACGAAAATGTACTACGACATTGTCACAGATAAGTATTTATTTGGACAAATGATTGGCGACGGCGTTGCCACAAAAGAAGAAGACACCCAAAGACAAGCAGGTGATAGAATAACAATTAGCTGGTTAGAAAGACTTTCTAACATCGGTTTAATTGGTAATCAGGTAGCTACAGGTAATGAGCAAAACCTGAACTATTTCACTGACCAAATCTTTATCAATCAATTAAGAAACCCTGTTGAAATTCCTGGTTTATATACCATTGATTATCAACGTGTTAACTATGATTTAAACGCTGATACATACAGAGTTTTATCTGATTGGCATAAACAAAGAATGATTGTTGCAGCATTCAACCAGCTTTGCGGTAATACTTCAACAGCAATCACATATGATGGACAAGTATATACTGGTAGTAACTTGCCAGCGATTTTAGGTTTAAACCCTGCGATTGCTCCAAGTACAGCTGGTGGGGTTCAACGTATTTACTATGCAAACCCATCATCAAACACAACTGACCAAGCAGTAGGAGCTGACCCATCAGCTACTATGAGACTTGATTATATCCTTGATATGGAAGTCATAGCTGAAACACAACGTCCATATATTAGACCTATAAGTGAATTTGGAATGATTAAATATCATTTCTATTGCCATACAGAAGTCTATAACCAACTTTTACAAGATGCTTCAAGTTCTAACCAATATAGAGAGTTAAACTTGGCTCGTGTAACCGCTGGTAAATCAGATGGCGAAATAATGGATAGCTTTGTTTGGTCTAGAACGAAGATAATCAAATCTGACAAATTACCTCAGGGTGTGAACTCAGTTACTAGCCTTTCAGTGCCAAATACACGTAGAGGCGCTTTTTGTGGTCGTGAGGCATTAGGCTTCGCATTAGGCAGGGGGTATAGCGAAGGCGGTGAAACCGTTGCTGGTTTTGTAATTTCACGCGATTTCTTCGATATCGGTCAACAACAACGTATTGCCATGTCAGGCATCTACGGTATGAAAAAAGTACTCTATAACGGCATCGACCACGGTGTTATCGTTATGGTTACTTATTCATCTATATAATTGGAGGTAGAAAATGACAGCTTATAATTTCTCCGTAATCGAACCATACACATATGAATTGCCTAAGTTCTCTTATGGTCATATGTACATGCAAGAATTTGAATTTGCTTTTGCTGCGCCTTTAGCAAACGGTGATACAATAACAACTCCAGCTGGTGGATTGCCATCAAATGGAATCGTTATTTTAGACACTGAAATAGTGAGTTCAATAATTGATACAAATGCAGCGCCTACAGGCACTTATAATTTAGGTGATTCTGGGCTTGCAACAAGATTTATTTCTGCGGGTGTACTCGGTGCAAATACTCTTGCTAAACAAATCAAAACAGAAATCAACCAAGCACAAACTGTGAGCGCATCAAATGTGGTTACAGCAGGTGCAGGTTATTTCTATGCTGATGGAACAAACCCACAATTAATCCTTGCTGTTAATGCTGCGATTGCTACATCTGCTGGAAGTGGATATATCCGCTTGAAAGTACTGTATAATTGCGATGGCGATGTTTAATTAATTAAAAGGTACTTGATATGACTGTTACGTTTGGACAATTGCAGGAACGCATTCTATACGAGTCTAATAGGCTTAACGTACAAGAATATGGTGTTGGTGCAAATAATGCAATCTTAACGTCTATCAAGTACCTGGAATATAATCATCCCTGGTTATTTCAAAAACAAATACAAATACAAGTTAATCTGCCAATATTTACATTAGGCGCAAATCCGATAACTGTTACAAATGGTAGCGGTATCGTTAGCATAAATGTAGGCGGTGATTTATCTGCATTACAAAATAGTACATTCATTAGCTTAACTGGCGTTAGTGACCCATCGGGATTCATTGGCGGTATTCCTACTGATGCGCTCAATGCATCATTCCCTATAGCTAGCACTGCCCCTAATACTATAAATATATTCGTAAATAACTATGCGACATCAAATGCAGTCGGTGGTGGAAACGCCGTAGTAATTGCTGGTTCAGCAAATATAATACCTTTGCCAGATGATTTTAGCAGTGTGATAGCATTTAACTATATCTGGGGTTATCAGGTTTTTGGACTTCGTGAAGGATTCCAGGGTGTAACTTATGCAGAATTATCAGACTATTACAATCTAATTACTCAGACTGGTCAGCCTATGAAATGGGCAATTTTAAATAACAATATATATATATATCCAAGCATTTCGTTAGCGCAAATACCAAATAATCCACCCATCAATCAGCCAATATTTAATCTGATATATAATTATAAAGATGTGGTTTATCCGAGTGCGCCAAATGATGTATCTATCTGGTTTGGTAATAATACAGTCGATATGTGCAGATATAAAGCTTTAGAAGTATTTTATCGAGATACTTTGCAATCTCCTGAAATCGGAATGCAATATGCATCAGCTTTCAATGATTTCCAAAAGAATTTAATAACGCGCAATAATTATAGAAGCGTTTCAAACTTACTTACAATTTGAGGTTATAAATGGTTACTCAAACACCAACATATGGTTTGCAAGTTCCTGGTAATAAAGGCGATGGCGACGTATGGGGTCTATATCTAAATAACGATCTAAGTAAATTGGATTACATACTTAATGTATTACAAACAAATAACATTGGTTCAACTGCTCCCACATTACCTCCTACTATCCCAGGGACTCCAAATAATCTTACAGGTAGTTTCTGGCTTAACAATGGAAGCGGCGCAGGTGGCACATATCCATTACAAATATTTGATGGCACAACTTGGGTAGTAATTGGCAATTTAAACACTACAACACATACATTTAGCTCATCTGGGGCTTTATTTAATATCCAAGTATTCACTTCATCGGGAACATATACACCAACTGTTGGTGCAACTTACGCATTAGTAACTTGTGTCGGAGCAGGTGGCGGAGGTGCAGCAAGTTCATTTGTAAATAATGTAAATAATAATCCTGGTGGCGCTGGCGGGACAAGTTCATTTGGAGCTATTTGTTCAGCTATTGGCGGTGGTGGTGGTTTTGGTTGGACTAATGATAACAATAATGGATTAGGTGGAATTGGAGGAGTTGGTAGTGGCGGTTTCTTTAACTTAAATGGCAATCCTGGGCAATCTAATATCTTAGCAAATATTCCTGCTATTAGTCGTGGTGGAGTTGGCACGAATGGTGGTGGAAGTTACTACCAAGGTGGTGGACAAGGTACAAATACAAATGGCAACAATGGTACGAATGGCGGTGGTGGAGCTGGAGGAAGTGGAACAGGTTCAATACCTAATAATTATCAACCAGGTGGCGCTGGTGGTGGCGGCGGTTGCGCTATGGCATGGATTAAGTCTCTTGCTGTAACTTCTGTAACTATTGGGGCAGGTGGAGCTGGCGGTGGTGCAAATGGATTCAATAACTATACTGGCGGGAATGGTGGCAATGGTATAATCGTTATATATGAGTATGCATAATGTTAGTTGGCAAAAGAATATTAGTAAATTTACCGCCTGGAGTTAATAAGAACGATAACAGCTATACAACATTTGGCTGGTCAGATGCCAATCGTGTACGCTTTTTTAAATACTATCCTCAAAAGATAGGTGGATGGATACAAGTAGCCCCTGATATTGATAATAGTCAACCGATACAAGGAATTATCAGAAGCCTTTTTTCTTGGAGAGATTCAGGCGGAATAGAGCATTTAATGATAGGTAGTTCATATGGATTATATGATTATGTAAATGGTCAGATACTTAATATAACACCTTTATCTACAACGCTAATTCCATTAGGCGCAAGTCCGATAACAACATATTATGCTACTATGGTAAATAACCCATTTAGCGTAACAAATGGGTCTCCTATTGTTACTATGGATATAACAGCTTTCCCAAGTTCCACTATATTCCAAATAGGTGATACTATTTCTATTACTGGAGCAAGCGCAGTAGCTAATATAACCGCTCCAGAATTAAACACTGTACAATTGATAAATTCCGTAACAGCAACAACCATTACATTTGGTGTACCTGTATTTGCTAATGCTACAACAACAGGTGGTGGCGCAGGTGTGGTAGTTGGGACGCAAGTAGTTACAGTAGCATATATAAATACATTGATGAATGGGGATAGAATAAAGATAAGTGGCGCAACATCTATCGGAACTTTATTAAATATCGATTTAAATATAGAGGCGGTGGTTAGAAATGTCACGGGTACGACTTTTGATTATTATCTCAATTCTATTCATTATTCCAGTACTGCTGGCGCTGGTGGTGGTGCTGGGGTTAATCTACAATTACAGATAGCGCCTGGTAATCCAACATATGAAGATGCTTACGGATATGGTGGCAATTTATATGGAACTGGAATGTATGGAACTCCTAGACCATTTATCGGGGGATTTTTATTACCACAAATCTGGTCATTTGATTTATTTGGTACTGGTATTGTTCTAACGCCTGGTAATCAATCTAATGTTTACAAGTGGGACGGTAACGATGCAATAGCGCCTATTCCTTTGACAGCAGGTGGAGCACCAACAGCAGTTAATTATGTATTTACTTCACATGGTGAAGCAGTAGTTTTCGGAGCTGGTGGAGTGCCTAATAATATTACTACTAGTGATACAGCTAATTTAGCTAATTGGACACCTGGGGCTGCTACTAATGCTTTTACTACAACAATTCCTGGAGCAACTGAACTTATTGGACATGGTTTTGTTAGAGATCAAGATGTATTATTTACTAGAGATGCGGTTTATTCATTTAACTATGTTGGCAAACCAATTATTTGGGAAGTACGTAAAATAAGTGAATCAGACGGACTTATTGGACCGAAAGCAGTTTCAAGCGTAAATGATCTTGTTTTTTGGATGGGTAATAATGATTTCTACGTTTATAATGGCTCTGTTTATACAATTATTCCTAATAATACAGTTAAAAACTGGGTATTCCAAAATATGAACTGGGGATTAGCTTATTTAAGCTTTATTCGCCCATGTCTTGAATTTAATGAAATTTGGTTTTTCTTTCCATTTGCAAATAGTGCTGAGCCTAATGCTTATGTGATATATAATTTTGAAGAAGGTACTTGGGCTAATGGTTTTTTAACTCGTACTGCCGCTGAAGAGCCAAGTAATGAAGCTAGACCACAATATATGGCAACAAGTAGTGTACCAGTGCAATTATGGGCTAACCCAATATCTGTAACTAATGGAAGTAATATAGCTACGATTATTTTCGACCCAAGTACTATCGAAGCTTTAGATGTAAATATGTACATTAACATTGCTGGAGTAACTGGCACAATTGGTGGAATATCTGCGACAATTTTTAATAGCATGTATCGCATTGCATCAATTACGGGAAGTTATTTAACTATTATTTTACCAAGTAATGCTACAAGTACTGCGATTGGTGGTGGAGATAGTGCAACTCTCGCTATTGCGCCGAACGTTTATCAACATGAAGTTCAATATGGTGATGGTGATGAAAATACTCCTTTTGAAGCGTCTATAACAACTAGTTATGCTTTAATTGATGAAGGTGACTTTGCTCAACAGATTTCTCGAGTAGTGCCAAGTAGTGATATTCTTTATGATATGGACTTTCCAAGTAGCGCAATCATTTATCAACTTACTATCAATACCAAGATGTATGATGGTGATTCTTATGAAGTTGTAAGTAGTCCTTATGATGTATCTTTAAATACTAATAAGATTGATTTAAGAGCGCTTGGCAGACAACGTAAATATACATTTAATTCAAATACATCTTTACCTTTTAGAATACAAAAATGGTTTGAAGAAGTAAAACAATCAACGCCTAGGTAATAAATGACGGACGCATATTTTAATATTTTGAAAACGCCACAATCACAAAGCGATTATATATTAACACGTATAAACCGTATTCAAAATGATCTAGACGCAACATTGAGCAATCTGGATGCTACTTATGTAAAAGGACGACTTCGTTTTGATCGTCCAGCGCCAGCAAATAGCGCAGATGTAAATGATACTGATTTACTTTATGATAGAGTTTTGACAGTAACATTTGAATATATTTTAATTAATAATGCAGGTACTCTTAATTGGGTAAGGTCTGCATTAAGTACTTTTTAGGAGAATTATTATGGTAGCAACAATTGCACCTATTTTATCTGGAGCTTCAAGTTTAGCTTCAGCATTTGGTAGAAAAAATAAAAGATCTCAAGGCGCTCAAAGCACATCGGGTTTTGCTGCATTACCACCAGATATTCAACAAGCATATAGAAATTATTTAGCGCAAATTAGCCAATATGCAGCAAGTCCTTATAATCAATATGAAAATAATGCTCTTAATGAGCTCGAACAACCTGGTTATGGCAATCTTGAGCAATATATGAATCCTTATACTCAGAATGTACAAAATGCAGTATTGGGAGATATAGAAGATCAAGGCGCTAAAAATAGATCTAATTTATTGGATATATTAGGTGGTAGAAACTCATTAACTGCATTTAGTGGAAGTTCAACAGGTACACAACTGGCTCAAAATGATGAGAATACTCAACGCCTGAGAGCGCAAGCAATAGCTCAATTGCAAAATCAAAATTTTCAACAAGCTATTCAGGGAAGACAGCAAGGTATAAAAAATCAATTATTTGCTGGTCAATATCCAATGAAAAGAGCGCAAGGATTTGGAAAAGCTTTAGGTTCAATCCCAGGTTCATCATTTAGTACAAATCCAGCACAAACACAACAAGTGCCAAACGCTCTTGGTTATGCAGGTGGCATAGCTAATGCTTTATTTGGTAATCCTGCTTTTACTAATGCTTTTGGAGGAGGTTTTTAATGGATTCATTCTTTAAAGGTTTTCAAAATACACAAAAAGGATTTATGCAAAATCCAATGTCTTTAGCTGGATTGTTAGTTGCTCAGGGTAAACCATATAGTGAGGCTATTACTGAAGCCGCTAATATTAGTAATCAATATCAGCAACAAGAATATGCTAAACAACGAGCTGAACAAGAAAAACAAGATGCTTTATTAAAACAGCAACAACAACAACAAATAGGAAACTTTGGCAATTTACTTCGTGGGAATCCTAATTTAGATAGAGGTGGAATCGCAGATTTAGCATTGCAAGCAGGTATTCAACCTCAGAATCTGGAGCAATTTGTTAGTCAATTTGCGCAAAAAGAATCTAAGCCACAGACGTTTAAAGGTGCTGAAGGCATTCAATATGAACAATTTCAAAATCCTGAAACTGGACAATTAGAAGCAAAGCCAATTCCAGGACAGCAAATTGGGGCAAAATCATCTAAAGAAGTAATAGCAGATAGGAAAATACTTGAGGAATCAGCGCAAAAAAGTAATGCAGATAGTAAAGCACTTAAAATTCTTAACAGAGCACAGAAAACTTATAATGAATTGCAACAAGCAACAGAAAATGCAACTTTTGGAAAACCTGGCTCTACTTCTCGTGATATTTTGCCAGAATTTTTAACTAATGCTGTTACTGGGCAAAAAGCTAAATCGAAAACACAAGCATTAAATACATTGAAAACTGCTTATTTTAATACAATTTTACAGGGTGTTCCTGCTGGTGCTCAAAGACTTGCTAAAGTTGAAGAAATGGAAATTAAAGGTTTGTTTAGTCCTGATTTCACACCTGAAGCTATGAAAGAATACATATTTAATAACTCAGTCGATCTTGCTAAAGAAATTGCTAAAAATAAATTCCTGAATATATGGGCGCAAAAAAATAATGGAAATCCAACTGGCTATCAAGAGGCATATCAGGATTTTATTAGCATAATTCCAGAAGATCAACTTCTAACTCCTGAGATGGACGAAATTAATGGCAAAGTTTTGCAAGCAATGCCAGCGTTTGTAACAAAATATCTACAAGATCAACCCCTGATGAATAATCAATCATATGAAGAAGAACAACCTGAATATGAAGAAGAAGATCAATTCAGTATAGGCAATAAATTAAGAGGCTTATGATGGACAGAAAAGATATGCAAAAATTAAATAGAGAAAAAGTTTCAAAATCAAAATCTTTTGGAACTGGTTTATTTGATACATATACTTATGGATTATTACCTAATGTTGCTGCTTATCTTGGACAAAATCCAAATTTGCCTTATGAAGAATTGCGTGATGAAATAAGAAAAGAACAACAACAAAGATTTCAGGATAATCCTATATCTTATGCATTAGGTGGAGTAACTGGGGCTATCGCACCTAGTCCAGCCAGATATATACCCAAAGTAAATGAAGTAGCTCGCAACATTACTCAATCTGGTGCCAAATCAGGTAGTTTATATGGTTTATTATCAACGGATTTCAATTTACAAGAACCTATAGAGGAACAATTACCAGGTGCAGCATTTAATACAGCAACTGGTGGTATTGCTGGAAAAGCAGGTGAACTTTTAGGAAATGCGGTGGTTGGGGCAACTAAAAAATTAATTCCCAAAGTGAAAAATGCTGGACAAGAAGCTATGCAAGAATTAGCCAATAAATTTGGGATTCCTTTAACGAGAGGAAATTTTGACCCAGAAGCTAATATTGTTGAAAAAGCAGCTAGTCAAAATAAATTCGGTGATATTAATCAACAATTATCTCAAAATATCCAACAAGAACAACAAGGAGCTATTCAAAAAGCTGTAAAAAATCAAGCACAAGAAATTGCTAAAGCTCCTGTCAGCACAACTAAAGGTGAATATCTGGAAAATCCTGTACAAAAATTGCAAAAATTATCTGAGAAAGGAATAGAAAAATATAAGAATGCTTATGCAGAAGCTCAGGGACAAAAAGGATATCTGTTATTTGATGATACAATAAAACAATTTCCAAAAGAATTAGAACAAAAATTATATGATAGTGCAAGTAGTCCAGATATAGCGCCAAATGTATTTGCACATTTAAAAAACTTTAAAAGAAATTATACATTGCCTAAGGGATTAAAAGAAGGCGACAAGGTAATAGGTGTTGATTTAAATAAATTAGAAACTTGGCGTTCCACTTTAGGAGATATTCTTGCTGATGCTTATAATAAAG